AAAGGGCGGGGCCAGTGGTCAGTGGAGTGGTCGAAAAGCCCAAATGCTAGCCTCCGCTTATAAAAAAGCCGGTGGTGGATACCGCAACTAATGGGCCTGAAGAAAAGTCAAAAGTCCCTCAAAAACTGGACAAAGCAAAAGTGGAGGACAAAGAGTGGCAAGCCGTCCACGCAGGGTCCAAAAGCTACAGGGGAAAGATATCTACCGGCTAGAGCAATCAAGGCGCTTTCGTCGTCGGAGTATGCAGCGACCACGAAGGCCAAGCGGAAAGCTACTCGCGCCGGTAAACAAGTGGCCAAGCAGCCTAAAAAAATAGCCAAGAAAACTGCGCGATACAGAAAATAAATTGTCGTATCGAAGGGTAAGGAAGACCCAACTTAAACATCGAAAGACATCACCCTCTGAACAGGGTCGGCTCACAAAATTAAGGCGCATTAAAGAAGACCGGGAAGATGCTGAGTACGCGCTGGAGAATATGAGAGAATGGCTACGTCTGGAACAGCTACGTTCAATCTTGACATCAACGAAATCATAGAAGAAGCATATGAGCGCGCCGGTCTTGGGCGCGCTTTTTCTGGTGGTGACTATCGTACAGCAAGGCGTTCTCTGAACTTACTGGCACAAGACTTTGCTAACCGAGGTATTAATCTTTGGACTGTCGATACTCAGACCCTGTCTTTGACCAGTGGTACTGCAAGTTACACGCTTCCAGCAGACACTGTAAGTATACTTGACCACTCAATAAGAACTGGAACGGGAACGTATCAAAGCGACCTTACCATAACTAGGATGAGCCTTGGTGAGTATGCAGGTATCACGTCAAAAAACACGACGGGTCGACCAGTCAAAATGTACGTTGAGCGTCTGCGGGACGCTCCAAAGATTTCTCTTTGGCCGATACCGGATAACAACACTTACACATTAGTGTACTACCGCATTCGACGTATCTATGACTCCACGTCTGGAGCAAACAATCAGTACGACGCCCCTGCCCGGTTTTTACCCGCCATAGTATCCGGGTTGTCTTATCAGCTAGCATTGAAAAATCCAGCAGTGACTGACCGCATTCAACTTCTCAAGCAAGCATATGAAGAAGACTTCAATCTTGCAGCAACAGAAGACCGGGACAGGTCTGACTTTAGGATAGTGCCAAGCGTAAGATGAACTACATCACAAGTAATATCCCATACTTCAAGACATGGATAAGAAGAGAGTACACGACTAATTTTGACAGATATCACGGAGAGTTTTTACACGGCATGGCAATAGCCGTGACCACTCTGCCGATGAGGACTTTGAGTTTTCAAATTCTGTTTACCGGTTGTGAGGATGAAGAGAACAATGTTCATGGCGGTGCCATGTGGGCAAGGATGCCCTTGACGGCACTGGTTGGTGACACACCCTTTGAAGAGTGGCCAGAGCCGATGCCGACAGAGTTTGCCCAGCCTTGGGACTGCCAGTCGCATCATCACTCTGTGTTTGTACTTAACCGAGCAACACCTTGTCCTTGGCAAGCAAAAATTGACGGGGAGTTTTTCCCCGCCAAGTACTACTTCACGGTCGATTACACCGACACGGAAGTAGCGGATGACCCGGCGCAGCATAAGCAAAGCCATGTGCTTGAACTTATGGATGCCGGGAAATGGACGGGAAATATAGTAGCCCTTCCAAACAACAGGGTCCGAGTAACAAACCCAGCGTGGTTTGCTACGGGAGAAGGACCACCGGACTTCAGGCCAAGCCAGTGGGTCCATCACTCAAAACAAGACCCAAATTATGTCAACGACACTTCACGGGTGTTCAACAATCTCTACGCGGAGTCAGAAAATGAAGCATAACATGAAGAAGCCAAAGGGCATGAGAAGAGGCGGTGCCGGTAAGATGCCTATGAAAATGAAGGATGGCAAAGAAGTACCAGCCTTCCTGAAGAAGGGTGGCAGTGCCAAAAAGGCTACTAAGAAGGCGGCTGCAAAGAAGAAGGCCGCACCAAAGAAGGCCAAGAAGAAGGCAGCTAAGAAAATGTCCTATGGCGGCAAGACCAAGGGTATGGCCCGTGGTGGTAAAACAATGGGCATGAAGTACGGCGGCAAGCCTGTATTTAAGTCTCGGATGAGTTAATGGGTCGGTTCGCCTCTGGCAAGAAATCGTTCGCCCTGTGTGACCGGTGCGGTCAGCGGTTTCCTTACGATAGAATAAAGCCAGAGATTGAGAACCGTAGACCTAATGGGCTGCGTGTCTGCCCACCCTGCTTCGATAAAGACCATCCACAGCTTCAGCTTGGACGAGTGCGGGTGGTAGATGCGCAAGCGTTGAGAGACCCAAGACCCGACAGGATAGAGCCTGCAAGCAACATCATCGCTTTTGGACAGAGATATCCGCATACAGCCGGTTCAAATCAATATTCGACAACCTCTGCAACGCTGACCGCTACAACGGAAATGTCGGTCAGTTCGGTGATTGAAGGCACTGCTGCCTTATCATTTGTCAGCCTGTTTACACAAACGACACAGGCTGATGTCTCTTCAGGCGGCAGCGTCACAACTTACACAGTCACAGTAGCTTCGGGAACTAACTCGTATGGAAGTGGTAACAAGTATTATATCGCTGGACTTTCTGGAGCCTCTCCAACACTCAGCCTTTCTGAGGGAAGCACTTACAAGTTTGACCAGTCTGACTCCTCAAATAGTGGCCATCCCCTTCGCTTTAGCACAACTCCTAACGGAACACATGGCGGTGGTTCTCACTACACCACAGGCGTGACGGTGGTGGGTACACCCGGTCAGGCAGGGGCTTATACGCAAATCACAGTCGCGAGTGGCGCGCCGACTTTATACTACCACTGCCACAACCATAGCGGCATGGGCGGGATGGCTAACACACCATGAATTATTCAACGCTTGTTCAAAACATCAAAGACTTTATGGAAGACGATGGCACAGAGTTTTCTGCTGCCATTGATACCTTTATCGACATCACCGAACTCAAGCTGTCGCGTGAACTCAAAATACCGGCTTTCAGGCGCAGGGCCACGTCGTCACTTACATCTGGTGACCCCTTCATCACGATGCCGGACGACATGGTTTCGCTTGAAGGATTTCACATTATCGACAGCAATGTTCGTTCACTTCTCTTGTTAAGGAGTGATGAGTTTATGTTGGAGTATTGGCCGAATAGAACATCGACAGGAACACCAAGGTACTACGCATATTTCGATGATGACACCTTGTATGTAGCGCCAACTCCATCAACAAACTTTCCTGTTGAACTCAGCTACCGCCGGAGACTTCCGGCACTTTCCAACTCAAACACAACTAACTGGCTGACCGATAACGCCAGTGATGCACTCCTGTACGGTTCTCTTGTCGAGGCCGCAGCCTTCAACCGCAACTACGCACTGCAAGAGCGTTATCTCGGTATGTATCAAAACGCGGTCCAGAACATCACACAGGAACAACAGGTCCGCAACTCCATCGACAATTTTTATCAACGTAACGAGGGTTAAATCATGGCAACGACTAACGCCGCAACCACCTATCTGGAGAACAAGCTACTCAGCTTAATCTTCAAAAATAACGCTGGAAGTTTTTCAACACCGGGCGACAGTATATATGTAGCCCTCGCAACTGCTGTATCCAACTTTAACGACAGCACTGGTGAGACAGGCACTCCGACGATTACAGAGGTCAACACCTCTACTCAGGACGCTAACTACACGCGCAAACAGGTTACCGCTGCGAACTGGACCCTTACGTCCTCATCGGCAAACCAGCAGACCTGTAAGAATACGAACAACATTGAGTATTCAGCGTCATCCGGTATCGCCAGTTATACGGTCACTCACGTTGCAATCTTCGATGCATCATCTGGTGGGAACGCGCTGTTCATTGGCGCTTTAGATGTTTCAAAGACCGTCGCGTCTGGCGACATCTTCCGCATCAACGCGCAAAACCTCACAATTGAGTTGAAGTAACCATGCCACTGGTTATTGCTGACCGGGTGAAAGAAACAACGACGACAACAGGCACTGGTACTTACACCCTCGCTGGTGCCGTTGGCGGGTTTGAAAGTTTCGCTTCGGTGGGAAATGGCAACACAACCTTTTACTGCTGCACAGATGGGACAGATTTTGAAGTCGGCATCGGAACGTATACGGCATCGGGAACGACGCTGGCTAGAACCACCATTCTACAGTCTTCTAATAGTGATAGTGCGGTCAATTGGTCATCTGGAACGAGGACTGTGTTCTGCACGTTGCCAGCGGAAAAGGTAGTCCACACATCAAATTTACAATCACAAGGTGCCTCGCACTTCGCGTCTCCCGACGATGCGACGGCACTGGCGATAGCGTTGGGGTAGGACATGGCCAATACATTTAAAGTCAAAACAAACGATGCGATGCCAGCCAGCGCCGGTACGCCGCTGACGATTTACACAGTTCCCGGCGGCACAACCACCGTCATCCTCGGACTGATGTTGTGTAACGTCCACACCTCACAGGTAACGGCCAGCGTAAAACTCGAATCCGACACGTCTGACACAGAGACAAATTCAAACGTGTTGTTGGTCAAGGACATCCCAATACCAGTCGGTTCGACAGTTGAACTTCTGTCGGGAAACAAAGTCGTCATGCAGACAACAGATGTTCTGAAGATTGACTGTAGTGTTGCAGGCAAACTTGATGCAGCACTGAGTATCATGGAGATAACCTAATGCCCTATATCGGTGCTGGCATCTCACGGTTTAACACGGCTGACGAACTGACTGTCACTGGCACGTCAGAGTTTGGCGGCAATGTAAGTTTTGGTGATAACAACATTACCAACGTAGGCAGTCTTCAGATTGACAGCATTGCCGGTCCTC